CGCGCATCACAGCCCACATCATGTTCTTCACAGCGGTTTGTTTCGCCGCGTAGTCAGGATCCGCTCGCGCGATTTGCGCTTCCCAGTTGTTGACGGTCGTAGCGACCTGAGAGGCCAACACTTCCCTTCGCGATTTTTCGAGCTGTTCGCTAGACGACTGCTGGTGCTGGTGCAACGCTGCCTGATTACGGACTGCGTTGGTCTGCGCCATCGCCTTGTCCATGCGCTCTTTCGAGTACATGGCCGCGGCCTGGGTCGTCATCTGCCCCTGATTGACCTGCGCTTGCAGGTCAGGCGGCAACGATATTCCAAGGTACTCTTCACATAGTTTAACGTAGGGCATTACCCCCTCGTAAAACTTCCTGAAGTTACCCTGGCGCATCGACGCCATCAGCTCTAACCCAAACAGGAAGTCGTCCTGCCCGATATCGTGCTTGCGCAGATACTGGGTGACCTGTTCGGCCGCGTGCGCGCTCGGCTCAATGGATTTCAAACGCTGCACTTCACCCGCCAACTTCTGGCGCTGTGCATGCAGCTTCTTGATCCGCCGCTGCGCGGTCTTGGAAAGTCTGGCTATCTCTTCAGGTGTCGCTTCTTCCGGCAGCTCCGGTTCGGACCTGTCTCGGGCGACTTTGGTTGGCGAGACCCCTCTTGAACCGTCGGCGTCCGTATCGTCGTCATCCTGTCGCAGCTCGGGGACTGCGCTCTGGATGCCGTCAAGGAGGCTTTCGGTAACGCCTGTGTCTGCACCTGGCGAAGGTACGTTTTCGAGCGACCCGGCTACCGCGGTGGATAGCGCTTTGTCGTCAACAGCCATTCTTGATCTCCCGGTGCCGGCTGGCACCAATTGTCGAGTATTACGTCAGTTCAACTTATCTGTCACCCTGGCATCTGGGGCATCTTGACTTGGCTCGGCATCGGGTGCGGCCGACCGGGCGGTGCGCCCGACAGTGTGGTCTGTGCGTCAGGCGCGCTGGGCGGCGGCGCGCCGCCGGCCGCGGGCGAGGGACCATTGCTTGCGCCTTGTGGCCCCATCGCAGCACCTGGACCGGCACCCGCACCCGGCATGGTGGGGCCTGCGGGCGCGCCGCCGGACATTGCGCCGTTCATCGCTACAATCGACGGCAGAGCGCTTTTAAAAGCTTCGGTGAGATCGAGGCGATCGTCCAACCGACGTAGAACATCCTTTGCGAGGAACTCAGGATCGATGCCGGGCAGCTGGATGAGCAGAGGGTATAGTCGCTGTGCATTCGCGATCTCCTGTGCTTGGTTCGGGCGTCCCATGCTGCCCGCTTCGATTTCCAGGAGGATTTCATTGGCGATGTCCTGCGCATTGGCACTCGACGGCCATACCGCGCCGGGGCCGACGATCTTTTTGACGCGCTCCTGTGACATCTCCCGCATCAGGATCTGGCCACCATTTCGCGCCAGTTGTGTCAGGATGTCGTTGAGGTCGTCAATATTCGACCCCATTGAAGTCATGCGGCTGCCTTCAGCGATCTGGGATTGGGTCGCCGTTGTGTTGCTGGTGCCGCCGAGATTGGCTTCTTGGATGCCGGTGGTGCGCAGGATGTCTTCGTAGACCGGATTGACCTCGTACAGGTTCGGGTCGATGCCGGCGCCGGCGTAGGGCTGCAACAGCTGCTTGATGTCCTGGTTCGGCTGCAGCGCATTGAACTCGATCACCGCATTGGCTTCGCGGTTGGTCAGCTTGTCCAGATCGTCGGCATCGAGCGACCCAGCGACTGAAGCGATGAACGGCCGGCCGGCGATACGCTGCTCCTTCAAACCTTCTCGGCATCGATTGTATTCCAGCTGCATGTCACGGATCAGTCGCACGTCCGACGGCGGGTACAGCTCTTTCTCGTCCTCCAGCCCGTTGAAGACCAGCGCGTACCAAGGATAGAACCGCTCGTTGTAGATCTCCGGCGAGGCAGGCTCGCGCAGGAATTCGCGGTAGCCGTCACAGATCACATAGACCAGGCCGTCCTTGCGATTGTAGATCTCCCAGACCAGCGCATTGGGTTCGCTGCGGGTTTCCTTGTCGCGCGACGTCGTCCAATCGTTCATAGCCTTGGTCGGGTCGGTGTCGTCGTCCGAGCCGTATTCGGTGCAGTGATTACGGACGTCGACGCCGTAGATCTCTTCGATTTCGAGGACCGAGAGCAGGTACTCTTCGCAGACCCAATCGGCCGCGACCCAGTTCTTCAGATCAATGCACTTGATATCCGGGATGATCCGGGTCGAGAGCGGGTAGTCGAAGGTCAGGCCCTCGCGGACCACCGCGCTCTGCATCTTCATCAGGTCCGCGACCATCAGCCGGATCTGCTCGGCCTCCTTGTCGTCGTCCTCGGTGACGTTGTCGGTGGCGTCGGCAGCTAGCCGCTGGAGCGTGGCCAGCCGCTCGTTGGCGTCAGCGATGCCCTTCTCCAGATCCGGCCGGAGCTGCATCACCCGCTCGTAGCCCATCTTGATGTAGGCCACGCCATTGGTGACGGCGCGGCGCACCGTCATCTTCAGCATACCCTTGAAGGGGTGCGGCTGGTTGTCGACCTCGTAGCCGTAAAGCAGCTCCAGGGTACGGGCCAACTTGTCCATCATCAGGTTTTCGTTTTTGACGCGGGCGGCATCCATCATGATGTCCATGCCCGAGCCGATCGCCTGCGCCATCATTGGGGACGCCGGCGGCGCCAATCCTTGGGCCGCCGCACCCGATACGGCAGCACCCAGCTGGTCGCCCATACCGCCGCCGCCACCGGGCCCCATGGAGCCGGGGATTGGGCCTGCGCCCATGCCGGGCAGCATGGTGCCGCCCATGGCCCCGCCCATGGCACCGGAGAGCTGGTTCACCGACGGCGAGGGCATCATGGCCTGGTTGGGCGGCATGCCGCCCGACATCAGCAGATTGATATCCGGGGCCTGCCCGGTCGCGGTCGGCAGCATGCCGCCGAGGGCGCCCTGCGCCATGCTGGCGGCCTGCCCCATCAGCTCGGGCGGCAGCGGCATCCCGCCGGGGCCGCCAACGCCGCCGGCCGCCTGGGCCTGCTGCATCATCATGGCACCGGACTGCATCAGCTGGTTCAGTGTGGTCTGTGACTCATCCCAGGACGTCGCGTTAAGGCGCTGGCGTTTTTTGGCCACGGCTTTGGGGTTCTTGGCGTAGAGGAACGCCGTTTTCTGAGCCACAAGACGAAGCGTGAGGTTCGCGACATACCGCTTGTCGTGGGCGTCTTTGGACCACTGTTTGCCAAAAGCGAACTCCTGATCTTCCCGCATGCGATCGAATGAAGGCTTCCAGAACCGCTTGGCGCGCTTGACCTTGCGGGTCCAATCGGAGACCAGCCGACGGCGCCGATCGGGTATCTCCGGGTCGTTGCGCGGTATGCTGTTGGGTTGGCCGGTGACCGGGTTGAGGTCGGGGCCGCTGGAAGCATCGGCACCATCGGTGCCAAGCATATTCATGAACGGGCTTTCCAGGGTAGCTACCATCCTTGCAGGCTCCTGCCCCGGCGTTCACGGCCCTCACGGCGGCGCGTATGGTCAAACAATTCGCGGAACGTACCGGATTTGACCTCGGGTGTCTCCGACTTGTTCCGGGTGCGGCCGTGCATCTTGGCGAGACCGAGGCCGATCAGCGCCAGAGCGTCGACGAAGTCGTCCTTGGAGCCGTGCGGGAATTTCAGGATCTGGTCCTGCGCATCAGCCCACCAGCGGGTGAAAACCGGGAAGTGGACCATCTTCATGTTGCTGCGGGCCTGGATCGCCTGCGCGCGCTGCTGCTTGTCAGCGGCCGGGTTGATCGGATCGATGGCGCAGAACACCTGCTTCTCGACCATCCGCTTGCGCAGGAACGGGCCGATCGACTTGGTGATGGATCCGCCTTCCGCCCACCAGAACTGCGGCTTGTATTTCTTCATCAGCGCGATCATGCCCTCGACCGCCTGGTTACTGTCGAGCCGCGCCCAGACCACATCCGGCATCACCCAGATGTTGTCTTTCTCATCGACGCCGACGATCATCAGACAAGTCTTGTCAGCCACACGCTCCGTCGATACCGCATGGTCTGACGCACCATAGAAGCGTAGCTTATGGAACGCCGGGACGTCGTCCATTTTGTTGTACCCGACCAGATCTTCAGTTTTGAAGAAGGCACCATCCTTGGGGCCTGGACGGCCCTGATACAGCGCAGCAAATCCACGCGGGTCTGTGGCACGGATCTCCTCCAGATATTCCTTGGTGAACCGCTCGGGCCACAGCGCCTCGCCGGGCTTGCGGCCGAGAACGTCGTCGTCTTCGGCCAGTGCCGGCAGATCGATCTTGCGCCAGCTCTTGGCCTCTTCCGCATTGTAATACGGGTTCATCGGGTCGATCAGGCGGCCGACGAGATCGTCCTCAGTCCAGCGCGTCTGAACAATAACGATCGTTCCGGTTGAGTCCATGAGTCGAGTACGGAGAACCTGATTGTACCACTGCCAGAGTTTTTCCCTGACGAGGACACTGTCGGCCTCGGTACGATCTTTAATCGGGTCATCCAGGAGAATGCAGTGGCCTCCGCGACCAGTGATCGAGGATCCACGACCGACAGAAAAGACGACGCCATCGCGCGTCGTTTGTACACGATTGACCGCATTGGCACCTACCTTGATGTCGACGTCGGGAAAGACCTGCTTGTACTCCGGCGTTTCCATAATATCGCGTACACGCCGCCCGAGATCCCAAGAATAATGCTCATTGTAGGTAGCCACGATGATGGACCGATCAGGATGGCGACCGATATACCAAGCTGGAAACATGGCAGAAGCCAGCGTAGTCTTGCCAAATCGCGGTCCGACATTGATCATCAGCCTCCGGTAATCGCCGCGCTCGACCTCTTCCAGTGATTTGCCGATGATGCGGTGGAACGGCTGCGGCTTGTAGAGCGACTGCTCGACGTCGTCGTCGAAGTTTGGATCCGGCATCATCAGCTGCGTGAACGCGATCAAGTCTTCGCGCGCCCGCAGGATCGCCCGCTTGCGTTTCAGCAGCTTCAGCTGGACGGTCTTGTCGTCCATTACATACCGTCGAGGTCCGTGTCGTGCTTGTACTTCGCCATCGGCGCGTCCGGCATCTTGCGGATCGTGACCTTGGGTTTTGACGAGACCGCGTTGACCTCGGGAGCCACCGCCTGCGGTCCCTTCACCGGCGAGGTGTGGTGCGTGTAGTTGTCCATCGTCTTGGACACTGGCGGGGCCTTCATGACACCAGGTGGCGCCTTGATGCTGACAGTCGGTGCTTTAACCATTTTAGCCATTAGCGTGGTCCTCCGGGTCTGCGGGCTGCGTAAGCATCTTCAGCGGCGCGGTTGAGCTGATCCATCTCGCGCTTATACATGCCACTCTGCCCGAGGACATACATCGCGCTCGCTCGCTGTGACTGATCAACCTTACCGCCGTTCTTCTCGGGATCGCCGGCCTGGGTGGCCATCAGGTAGCGAACGATGAGTTCTTCACTGGGCAGCTTCTTCAGCAGCTCGGCCACCGCCGGATCCTGCTTCAGCTTGTTGATGCCGCGGTGGATCGATTCATGGACGATCGCCGACGGGTCCGACACCCCGGTGGAAATGTACATGGAATCCTTGGACGGCGAATAGGCGCCGGCGATGTTGCCCTCACCCATCTTGACGTCGACCGCAGCCTGGCTGGGGTCGAAGCCGAGATGGGCCACCGGGATCCGGTTGGCCGCCAGCGCCGCCTGCGCCATCGTCGTCCCCAGCTTGTCAGAGATCGGCGCTGTCTCGGGCGTCCTGAGATCGACGTTACGGGAGCCGCGATCGTCCAGCGCCAGCCCTGTGGCCTCGCCGGTGGTCAGGCCCTCGGCCGACAGCGGCACGAAGTTTTTACCCTGCTGGGCACCGACGATGCGGGCGACATTGCCTTGGATATACGGCTCGTTGCCGGTGCCGTAGCCGAAGTCGTACTTCCTGGCGTAGGCGGCGTCCTCCGGCGTCGGGTAGCTGGTTACCGGGTCGGCGGCGATCGGCGGTGGCGGCGAGCTGCCGCCGATCAGGTTGCCGAAGAATTCACCCAGGCCAGCCATCGACAACCCTTACTTCTTGCCGCCCTTCGCGGGTTTCCCCTGTCTAGCGGATTTGGTGGCAGCGGTCACCTTGGTCGGCTTGCCGGTGGCCGGCGGGCCTTTGGTAGGCTTGGGCATGGTTATCTCCTGGTTTCGCAGCGAGCGACCTGGACCAGGTTACGCGCTAGCTGCTTGCACTCGATCGTCGACGTGATCGCGTCGATGTCAGCACGGGTGTAGTAGAGTGCCTCCCGGTCGGTGACAACGCAACCGGTCAGCACCAGAGCGAGCATTCCGAGCATCAGCACTCTCATCGTCGCCTCCTCAGTTTTTGATGGACATGCACTTCTCCAGCAGACCGTCGCGGCGGTCGGCCGCCTTTGAGATCTCATGCAGCGAGTAGGCAAAGCCCGCCAACGCGATCGTGTTAAGCACAAGCAGCGCCAACACAAACGGGGTTGCCCGCATCGTGTCGATGACCTGCTTGGCGACGTCGGCAGGTACGTTCATCAGATCCCCATCATCGGCATGTTGAAGCCGCCGGACGGCGGCAGGTAGTTGAAGCCGCCGATCAGGTCGGCCGTGCCGTAGGCGCCACTGATCGAAACATTAACCAGCCCGAAGGCGTGCGCGGGCGTGACACAGGTGATCGTCGTCGCGTTGACGACAACTATGCTGGTGGCGGGAGTGCCGCCAAAGGTGACCCCCGAAACGCCTCCGAAGCCCGTGCCGATGATCGTGACAGGCGTGCCGCCGATGTCTGGCCCCTTGTTCGGCGTGCAGCTCGAAAGCGTCGGTGCCGCGACGTAGGTGTAGAGGTTGTAGCCGACGCCCGCCGCCACACCACCAGATACGTTGACGTTGACGTTGTAGGTGCCCGCGGCGCCTGCGGTAGTGGTGCCGTAGATCGCATTGGCGTTGTAGGAGAGACCGGTTAGCGGAGCGCCGCCGATGTTGACACTGGTGACGTTGACAAAACCGCTGCCGCTGATGGCGACAGCCTGACCGCCTGCTGTCGAACCGGCATTCGGCGAGATCGACGACACCACCGGCGCCGTCAGCGGCGTGTACATGATGATGATCAGGCCTTGGTAGCCGTAGCTACCTCCACCCGGAGCGCCCTTTATGAAGCCGCAGCCGCCTGCACCGCCTCCGTAGGCGCCTCCGTTACCGCCATAACGCGCTTGGCCATCACCATAGGCGCCGCCGCCGCCGCCGCCAGAGCCGGCGCCACCATACTCACCGCCATTGCCGCCAGCGCCACCGTTACCGGGGGCACCAGCACCTGCACCGCCGCCACCTCCGTTGCCAGCTCCACCAGCTCCACCGGGAGCGCCATAGACGAGTGAAGAGTTAGCACCACCGCCGCCGCCACCGTAATAACCTGCTGCGCCGCCACCGCCGCCGCCACCGCCAGCGGTAGCAACACCGATGCCGCCAGCGCCGCCGGCATAGTACCCGGTGCCGGCGAAATAGGTGCCGCCCGCGCCGCCGGGACCGTTTCCGCCGCCGCTTGTTCCTGCGCCGCCGCCATACGCGCCGACCGTGCCATTGAACGAGGTGTTGCCGCCAGCAACGCCGGGAGTGCCGCCGGCGCCGACCGAATACGAGATTGTCGCCGGCAAGGCCGGGTGGTTGCCGTAGCGGGCCAGGCCGCCGCCACCACCGCCACCAGACGGGTTTCCGACCGTTGAGGCCGAGCCGCCACCCCCACCGATGCAGTCAATCGTGTTGTTGCCGGGGTTCCAGCCTGGCAGCGATCCGTCGCGGTTGATCGAGCCGCCCGACGTCAGGAAGACGGTGACAGAGAGGATGACCTCTGGCTGCTTGCGCTTGCCGTGATTGACGTAGGTGATTTGCCGCTGGACGCCGGGCTGTAGCTGCTCCTGCTTGTAGTAGAGATTGAGCGGCACCGTACCGACCAACAGCGAACCGGCCAGCATCAGGCGCAAGACCTTCTTACGCAGCCCGAGAAAATCGTCGGGCTTCCTGATGATGTGCTGGCGGTACGGGTCGCGCGTCATTGCAGCGCCTTGACCATGTAGGTTGCGGTGCCAGACATGCGGCGGAACGAGATGATGAACCAGCTACCGGCAGCGGTCGTCAGCGCGTCACCGGTGGTGCCGACCCTGAAGCCGGAGAACGAGATTGCGCCGGCGGTGGCGCTATTCCATACGACCATATCGATCGCACAGTCGATCGTCGGCGCGGTGATGGTGAAAGCGCCGACGTTGTTTAAGGATTGGTAATTGCCAAGCATCGGATTGAGGGCGAGGTTACCGTTCGGGTTGCTGTAGGTCGTGAACGCAAATCCGCCGGTGGTGGTCTGGCCGCCAGCCTTCGCGAGCATCGTGTTGTCGACGTAGGTCTTGTCGGCCTTCGGCGCGACCGCAGCGTCAACATACGCCACGCTGGCGCGCGAGGTGTCGCTCGGGTGGATGTGATCACCGCGCGAATACTTGTCGAGCGTGCCGGGGTTTGCCACGCCGTCCATCAGCGGCGCCGCGTTGGACCCCGCGGAGCCGCCGACCTGGACGCCAACCGTCGTCCACTTCTCGCCGTCCCAGGTATAGGTCGGGAGGCCGACGACTGACGGCACCGGGTACTTGTCACCGATGGCAGGAGAAGCAGGGAAATCGAACGCCATCGGCTATCCCTTCATGACCGGAACGGGTGGTTTGGCCAGGAACTCCTTGTGTCGCTCTGCCGCGCTCTTGATCCTGGCTGCACTCACCACCGCAGCCTTGTCGGCCGGAATGGTTTTGATTTTTGGATCGGCGATCATCCGCGCGACCTCGGCGTCGTAGATCTCCTGCATGGCAGCGGCAGCGCGAACCTTTGTGAAGTTCGTGACCCATTCCACCGGATCGACAGCGATGTACGCCAGCGCCTTCATCTCGTCGTCTGTGATCGTGATTTTGATTTCGGCCATGTTTTCTATCCTAGCAAAAAGCCGGTGAACCGGGTGTAGGCGGCATAGTACTGGCCGGTGCCAGCGCAGTTACAGTACAGCTGATGCTCGACGTAGTCGCCCGCCGCCAGCGAGTAGACCTGCGTGACGTGGCTGTCTGTGTAAGACGCTATCGACATGCCATGCCCACGAATGCGGTAATTTGGGTTGTCACCGGCCACGCCCAATGATCCGCTGCCGTTGACGAAGAACATCGGGTGAAAGTAGTAGGCATCGCTCGCGCCGTTCTTGACGAGGTAGCAGCTGGCCTCGAAAAAATACGTTCCGGCGACCGGCGCAGTGAAGCGCGCATTGGCAGCGCTGTAGCAGGCATCATCGTTGATGAACGGCGTGGCGAACGGCATCTTGTTGAACACCGTGTCAGACAGCGTCACCCAGGCACCGGCCGCGTTTCCGCCCGCCTGAAACTGGCAGTTATTGGGCCTCGACACGGAGCCTGTGGCACGCAGCTGCATCGCTGCCCCGGCGGTGATGGTCAGCACCGAGCTTGATTGCGAGATGAGGTTGCCGCCTATGTCGAGGGCCATCAGTTCAACAGGTACCCTTCAAACCTCGAATATTGCAGGACGTAAGTGCTGTTGGCGACACCGGGGTTGTTCACGAAAGTGACGTAGTCGCCAGCGAGCAGCGGGATTATCTCAAAACTCTCGGTGTCGTCGATATAGCCTGCGGTGTGGCCGTGGCCTCGAATGCGGTACATAGCGCCACTGGGCCTTCGGAGGCTTGAACTATCGTTGACGAAGAACATGCTGTGGACGTACCAGCCCGCAGCGCCGCCCGTGCAGTAGGTTTGAGCCGTGACCAGATAGACGCCGCTGACCGGCGCGGTGAAGCGTCCGTTTCCGGCGTTGTAACAACCTGCGACGTTGACCGCGGCCTTGTTGAGGATGACCGTGCTGAACGAGCCTACAGCCCCCATAGCAGTCTGAACCGGCGACCCGCTCTGGCTCGCCCTGAATAGCGGCTGCCCGGCGTAGCGTTGCAGGCTACCGGTGGGGCCGAGCTTCATGACCTGGCTGCCGCTGAAAGTAGCTGTCAGCCCCGCGTTGTTCGCCAGTGTCGTTCCTGCGAGGTCGAAGCCCATCATCCCACCAGCATGCCGGAGAACAGACAATAGTAGCGGTAGAGACTGATGTTTTTGCCATTCGCCCCGCTGTAGATCTGCATGTCAACGTAGTCCCCCGCGTTCAGATAGTAGATGTCCACGATCTCACCGTGGAACGCATAACCGGTGGGAGCGAAGTATCCCTTCATCCGAAAGGCCGATCCTATCGAGCCGCCGTTGACGAAGAAGTGCGTGTGGACGTAGTGGCCCTGTAGCGCGTCCGCTTTGTACTGGTAGCCTGCCCAGTGCAGCAGGTATGAGCCGCTGACCGGCGCAGTGAAGCGGCCCGCGTTATAGCCGCCGCCCTTGTTGTAGGTCACGTTGTTGAAGAAGTTTTGCAGGTTCCACGCATCGGGAGCCAACGCGGTCCAGCCGTTGTCGATGTTGAAGCCTGCGATGAAGCCGATTTGGTTGGGGTAGAAGGTGCGGCCGGTCAGATCGATGACGAACGCATCCGAAGTGCCCGCGATCTTCAGGGCCGGCGAATCGGCCTGCACGCCACTGACGCCGCCGATCGTGAATGCACTGCCGAGATCAATCCCCATGCTGCACCTTTTTCGGCGGCGCCGTGTCTGGGTCAACCTCGGTCAGCGCGAACTTGTAAACCTTGTCGCGTTTGTTGTTGTAGATGAAGAGGTCGTATTCGCCCTCGACGATGGTCCAATCGCCGATGCCGTTGGAGAGATCGAGATCGGACGTGTAGACCGTGTTCCAGCGCAACGAAGCGGCGCCGAGATTTTGGGTGCCGTTGACGACCGGCTGCACATGCCCCACAAAGTTGGCGGATTGATTTACCGAATTGAAGTACAACGCTGGCGCAGGCGACCCGGCAACACCGACCTTGAACCACATATTGCCGCCGTTGTCGGTGCCGATGCCGGCCCAGTTGGTGGCGTTTAGACTGTAAAAAAGAAGGTTGGCATCGCTATTCGCCACCGCCCCTTGGACGAACTCAATACCCTCGCAGGCGCAGCCAGCACCAGATCACCGCTCATGGTGTCACCGGCCTTGGCGACACTGGCGTTAGCCGCCGCCACGGCGCGCGCGTCGACGTACTGCTTGGTGGCGGCCTGCATCGCGGTGGTCGGATCGGCGACCAGCGCCAGCGGGCCGTTCATGGCATCGCCACTGCGCTGCACGAACAGCGCCGGGTCGAGCTGCGGTGTCGCGATCACCCACTGCACGCTGTCGCCGTCGTCGTACAGAATGTAGAGCGAGCCGGTATCGGTCTCCCAGAACAGCGAGCCGGGCAGCATGCCCGTCGGCGCGGTGTCGGCCATCGCGATCTGGACGCTGGCCGAAGCCCAATCGCCGGGAATGAACGCGCCGGGACCGTTGGCACGGATGGCGCGCAGCGTGCTGCCGGAGTGTTCGACCAGGTCGCCGGGGGCATAGATCGCGCGGGTGTCGAAGAAGCGCACCGCGATCAGCGGCAGCGGCGCACCGACCGCGCCGGAATGGGCATCACCGACGGCGATCTGGCGGTTGGAGGTGTTGACCGAGATCTCGCCAGGCTCGAGCGGATTCGGGAAAGGGGTCGCCGGATTGGAGGTCCGGCGGTGGCGATACTGACTCATCGCGGCCTCAATCAGTTAGCAATCAAAATCGGCGCTTGCGCAGTACCCTATCCCTTGGGCCGTGATCGATCACGAACTTTGTTGCGTCGAAGTCGATCCGCTTCCCGGCTGAGATCGGCTCGCCGATCGGCGTCCGGTCGGGCGGTATCCATGCCGTGGCCGGGGCCGACGGGTGCGCAGCGTCGTAGACTTCCTTGGTCGCGATGGCGCGGTTGACCGCCTCGGCCGCGGCGATCTTCTCGTTGAAGACGTTGAGCGGTCCGACCGGATCGATCGTGCCGACCAGCCGCGGGCCAGCGCCCCCGGCGATATCGCCGGGGGCGTTGTCCGCAAGTACAGGTTCGGGAAGGTTTTCGCTCATACCCGCGGGTTAGCCTTCTTCTCTTCAGCAGTACGGTGGTCAGGGCTGCGATGACCTTCGGTATCCTTGCGATAATCAGGATGATCCGGGTCAAGCTTCTCACCGGTCGGCGTGTAGTTGACGTCGCCGGTCGGGTCGCCGCCAGGACGGCTCGGCGGGTTCGGCAGCGGCCCCGCAGGAGGTGTCGCCATCGGGTCGTCGGTCGGCTCGGGGATCGGGATGTCGACGTGCTGCGGCGGCGGGTTCGACATCACGGTGTAGCCGGGATCGCGCGAGCCGGGTGCCGGTGTCTCACCGAGCGGTGAATCCTTCTCATGCTGTCTGGCTTCGCGCTCGCCGTCGGCGCGCAGCTGCTCCTGGTTCTTACCGCCGGTCTGGTTTTGCTTCTGGGCGCGCTGCTCCTTCTCCTTGGCAGCACGATCACGCTCGCGGGCAGAATCGTCGTCGTCGGAATGCTTCGGCATCGGTTTTCTCCTCCTCTGGGGAGCCGTTTTGGCCTTCTTGGCCGCCACCGGCGCCTTAGACAACGCTTTCGCGCGCTTTTTGGCTGCCGGCTTCGCTAATTTGCGGCCTTTGGCTTTTTTCTTTGGTTTGGCAGTCATTTGCTTCGCTTTCGCGATGCAGCCGACGTCGCCGGATCAGTGAAAGAGAAATCGAGCGACTGCGAATGCGCCGGGCCGTTGCGCACCGAAACCGGCACGGTGACGGGGCTGCCCCACAGCGACGGCTTGACGCCGGTCGACAACGTGCCGTCCGCGTTGAAGGTGGTCGGCTCATCGTGGATGTTGAAGACGATGACGCTGTCGGCGGTGAAGCCTTCGCCGCTGACGACCAGCGTGAAGTCCTCGGCACCGATTTCGGCGCTGCTCGGCGTCAACGTGGCGACGGTCGGCGCCGCGGCGGCATATTCAGCGACGTCGTCGACGATCATCGGGTATTCGCCGCCCTTCACCGTGACGTCAGCCGGACCGGCAATGATGAAGGTCTTGCCAGCAGGTACTCCGTAGAAAACAGCCATTTCATTCCTCCGTTAAAAGACACCGCCGTCGATGACATCAGGCATCGGCTCTACCACCACCCAGGTGTTGTCCTGTCTGGCATACTGGTTACCGTCGGCCGGCGCATCTGGAAACGTACCGCCGG